AAGTATAAGAAGAACGGTTTATATCTGGCGGCGAAACTTTAATACCATAATTACCAAGTTTACCAATAATTGAAGCAATTCGGCCATAATCAATATTCTTTTCCTTCTTTTTCTTTTTTTCTTCTTCTCCATTACTGATTATCGTATTTGCTTCTTCCCATTCTTCTAAATCTTCTTCTGCAAGTTCTTCTTTCTCATCTTCTCCAATTTCTTGTTCAACTTCAATTACTCCTTCCTCATCATCGGAATAATCAATAGTTTGAACGCCACCACTATCAACAATAAGGTTTGCCGCATTCCAATATACAATTGGATATTTATATGCTAAATTCATTTCTTGTAAAGCAATAATTGAATATGCAAGAGTATGACTTGCATTAAAACCATATCCACGACTTAATGCTATTTCTTCATCCCAAACATAATGACAAAATCGTGAATCCAATCCTTTTTCTTTAACTCTATTAAAAAATGTTTCTGTTATTTCTTCATATTCTTTAGGATTTTTCTTAGCAATACTTTTACGAAGTTTATCAGCGAATTGTAAGTCCCATCCACCACATTCTGGTAATTGAACTAATTTCATAAACTGCTCTTGCGTAATTGATAATCCATTTGAAATATCAAGTTCTTTATGAAGAAGCTTTCTTTCTTCTTCATTCAAACCATATTCAATCATTTCATTTTCCCACATTTCAGGATGCTTACGCAAGCGCGCGTATTTATCCAATGGCGCTTCCGCTCCTTTTTCTGCGGCCATTAGACGAATTACAGAATTTAAAGTTGCTAAGTCGTCAACATTTCTTGGATTCGTTAGTTTAATGCCACGAATACCGCTGTCTTGTTCCATTTGGAATAATGAAATAATCTTATGATTATAAACCATATCCCACATCTTTGGGTCATTACGTTCAATTTGATAAACATTTAATGCATGTTCATATGTCTCTCTTAAAGTTGGATATTCTTTAATATAGCCATCTTTTATTAACATTTCCAAGCAAACTTGAATTTTATCTGCGGCCTCAACTGAAAGTAAATCCATCTTTATTTCTGAAACATCTTCCAAATCATGAAGCTCAAATTGAGTTACAATTGTACCATCCGGCGCGCGCATCAAGGCCGAAGATTCCGTAAAATCTTTATCCTTAAATACAACGCCGCCAGCATGAATACCCATTCCGCAGATAAGTCCTTCAATTTTACTAGCTACTTCCCATAGTTTATCAAATTTATCAATTTCATTAATAAAAGTTAAATTAGGCTTGATGTCATTCTCTTCATCGCCATAATACATTTGTTTCAATGTATACGCGGCGCCACGTTCAATTGTTATTAATGAAGAAATGTATTGAGCATCATCTACTTCAATTCCAAGACCGCGCGCGGCAGTTAAAATAGCAGATTTAGATTTCTCTACTTTAAAAGTCGCAACATTCGATACACGATTTTCTCCATAAAATTCTCTTAGGTGTTCCAATACTTGCGCGCGTTTAATACCAGAAATATCTACGTCAATATCCAGTACTGACACACGAGCTGGATTCAGGAAACGCCATGGATATGTTGCTGTTTTTTCGCGCAGACAATTAATTTGAATAATATCTAATGCATATAAAAGTAAGAAGCCACCACCGGAGCCACGCGCGGGCATAACTAATGTTCCCGCATTCCAACATTCATCTATAATCTTTTGAAGATTTAAGAAATACGCAGACCATCGTGCTTTATTTATTTCACTTGAAGTCCAAGTCATTTCAAGACATTCATTTAAAGCATCATATGCTTCTTTATTTTGTAAATCTTGATGGCGTTCAATTCCATCAATGACTGCGTATGCTAATATATTATCCGCATTACTTGTAGAATAAACAAAATTTTTAATTGCGGGCATTTTATTAATAGCATCAAGAATTTTTTCATCCCCAGGATCGTAATACGTTCTCCAAGGAAGTTGAGGAATTTCTAGTGGCTTTAAAATACTAAAATCTTCACATTTATCTTTTATTTCTCTAATAGTTTTATACGCGACCTCAATTTGTTCTTCTGTCAAATATGGAAAGAATGAACGAATTTCTTCATCCGTCATCATATAAGTTGTTTCATAAAAACTTTTTACTTCGCGTTCGCCTTCTTGCGCGTTTAAAAAAGTTTCATGAATAAAAGCATCTTCTGGCCGTAAGTAATGACTATCAGTTGTAATAATATATGGAATATTAAGTTCTTTACTAATTTTCAATAAATTTTTATTTACAAATATTTGTTCTTTATTATTTGAAGGCTGCATTTCCAAATAAAAATTGCCTTTACCAAAGATATTTTCAATATATTGACACCAGCTTTTTGCTGTTTCATAATAATCAATATTATTTGTATCCATATATTGAAGTAAAAATCTATCTAACTGTGAACCCAAACAAGCACTTGAAGCAATTAAATGTCCAGGATTCTTCCCTACTATTTCTTTTAAATCACGGTAATAAGTAGGACGACGGCGTAATCGACGACTAATATATGAACGTTTCCAAGCTCTTGTAGATAATTCACAAATTTGATGATAGCCTTCTAAATCTTTACAGAGAAGAATAAAATGGAAATACTTATCCTTATTCCTATCGAAGTTTTTTGCATTTAAATCATTCCGTGTTAAATAAATTTCATTACCACGAATAAGCTTAAAATTTGGATTTTTTTCTTTAATTTTATTATAATATTTTTCTGCCTTAACATAACTAGAAATTGTTTCATGGTCAGTTATAGCAACGCATTCATGCCCTAACTGAATAGCTGTATCAATTAGGGCATTAACTTTATTTATACAATCTCGTAAGGTTTCATTACTATAATCGGTGTGATTATGAAGACTACCTGGGTATCTACTCACACAATCGCCTCTTTCTATCATTCTATAATAATTATAGCATGAATTCGGTTATTTGTCAAGTTCTATTTTTATATATTACTTTTTGATTTTTGTAGAACAAGACACGCGGCATTTAGATATGACCACATAACAGGACAATCATATTCATATTTACATTCTTCACAAGTAAGAAATTGCGATTCTTGATGACTAGAACATACTTGCCGTTCATCTACTTTTGTATTATATAATTTACATAAATCATAGTACCACGCATAATGAATACAATTGTCGCAACATTTTTTAGAATTCATACTTATCTTTATCCTCCTCAAACTCATAATCTGACACAAGATATTGTACAGAAATTTTCCCCATCCATACATTTAGTGCCGGCCTTCCGTAGAAAATTATGTTTTTTGTTCTGTTGGCTATAACTTTTTCTATAAAATCCAAATCTTTGAATTTTACATAATCTATTCCATTATAACTAATTTTTATACTATCTTTATTTGCTCCCATAACTTGAATGTTTTGAAGAGAAACATTTTTCATAATTAAAGTAACTTCATCAATATGATTACCAAAGTATTCAGGATGTTCACTTAAAGCTATTAATAAATCTTTATTATTATCTCTTGCATCTAATATATAATCTACTAAATAACAATTTTCAAAGTCAGCAGGATTTAATTTTTCATTACTATATTGTAAGAATTTTTCTATTTTATTACTATTAATTGAATGCCCAAAAGCATTATCATGCCCAGCAACATAATTAAAATAACCGCTATTCTCTAAAAATTGTTTTAAACTAGGCAGGCCCGCGAAACTATTATTACTACGAGCAGAACCAGATAATTCATTCTTGCTATTAGTTCTACCGATTAAACAAGGCTTATTATATTTAGAAACAACACCCATAGCAATAAGGCCGGTCATTTCTGATGGAATATCATCGTTATCGTCTAGGTCTACAATAATAATATTATTTTCTAGTAAATCATATTTTTGAATTTTAAAATCAATTAAGTCTAATGCTTTTTCCTTAATTCTATTCTGTTTCGCTTTCGCATTTGCACCCACTCGTGCTGTTTGCGCGGCAGCCTGCTCTGTATCACCTGGTTTCGCACCCCTCTTTGTACTTGGTAACAATCTATCTGGTTCGATAAAACAGTAGAAGGCAGCCTGTTTATCTTGTAATGTACCGACTCTTGTAATTGCATTTAATAGCGGCGCAATATAAAAAGCGACATCAATAGGAGTGAGATTAGGATATGGATAAGAAGCTTTTTCTTTTAATGAATAAGATTGAGCTTCTAATAAAATTCTGAATCCTTTATTCTTTATATTTTTTAATCCTTGAAGCATTAAGAAGTTCGTTTCAGAAGTTGTTCTATCCATTACATCAGCAATCTCACCAAGAGCAACTAAATCTAAATATTCTTGTGCCTGCTTAATGCCAAGTAAATCATCAAGTACTTCACAAAATTTATATACTACGCCCGCGCCGCAGAGTGATTTGTTAGAATAATTAGGGGATAATTGATTATTTATAACAATTGTGTTAGGAAAATTAGAAACAATTGGCTGCCCATCGTCTCCTAAAAGTTGTTCGTGGTGGTCAATTATAAGGCACTCTGTACCGATTTCAAATAATCGTTGATGATATTCTATATCGTAACTTCCTGCATCTGGGACAACTACAAGTTGCCATCTATCTTTTTCTTCAATCCAGTCTATCATATCAGAAAGACCGTGCTGTTTATGCTCATGAACTCTAAATTCTAAATTAGCATTTGGAAAAATATGCTTACAATAAAGCCAAATAATGCTCGCGCTAGTAATTCCGTCTACATCACAATCCTGAATAATAAGTATTGAATCATTATTTCTTAGATGTTTTAGCAACATGCGCGCGCCGGCCTCTATATTATTTAGATTATAAGGATTTAACTCGCAATCGAAAGAGGGGTTTAAAAAAGTCTAAATATCTTTTACGCCACGAGAAACCAATATTTCTTGTAATGCTAATTCTGGATTTGTAGTATAATTATTTTTTAGTTTATATTTCATTATTTTATAATCACTCTCTTTCTTAGTAATTCTTCAAAAATTTTTTTTCCTTTATCAAAGGGAGAATCTTTTTCTTCTAATAGGTTGTCATAATCCCATATATATGAAAACGTAGCTTGATTTTTATATTTTCTACATAGACTTTCAAGCTTATCTCTATATTTTTTTGCTTTTTGACTGCGCCAATCAGTATATTCTTTATCTAATGCTACAATAATTTCATTAGCACCGAGAACGTCTGTTAATAAATGAACATGATATTTATTAAAAGTAGAGCCGCAACATGCTACTGTATTACTATATTCTCCATAATATCCATCATCTAATAATACAGATTTTTCTCCTTCTGCAATGATCGCTGCGCGTCTCTTCCGAATTCCTTCTTGATGCTCATAAATGCCGTATAAATTAAATTGTAGTGGATGAGTATATATTTTATTACCGATTTGAAAAGGTCTATATTTTCCAAATTTTTCTATTTCATCTTTTTCTAGGGTTCGCGCGCGTATTCCAACTAATCTGCCATTTATATCAAAATGAGGAATAATAATTTTATTTTGACCTAATGAAAATTTTATTTGGAACTTATCCATTGCTTCTTTTGTTATTCCATCTTTTAACCATAATGGATGATAATAATGAGTAAAGTAACTAAGAATTGAAGAATTATATTCTTCTAATTGAGGAATATTATCTTTAAATTTATATTTATTTAAATCTAAATCATCATGGGTATATCGTTGAGATGTATTAATAATAACAATATGCTTTAAACAATGTTTTACATAATCCTCTGCTTCATCATCACTTATATTTCTTCCTTCGTTTACTTTTATAAATTTTTTATATAAAGTAAAAATCGTCATATTTTCATTACATTCAGTATAGCAATGAAATACTTTATTTCTTTGATACCAATAAAGCTTCATAGATTCTGCTTCATGCAATTCGTTATGGCATATCGTTGGACAAATCAAGATACCCTTTTCTTCATTTATAGAAATCTTATCTACACCTAAACTTTCAAGAAAGAATTTTACATCATAAATTGTAATTGAATTTATTATATCTTTTCTATCAATTGTACTATATTCTAGTTCTTCATCTATATTCTTTAATGTTGTTAGCATTCTTTATCATTCCATTCAATCGGTAATTCAGTCGCACTAGAAAATAAATCAATTGTATTTCCAATAGGCTGATTATCAGAAGTTGTCATAAATAAATCTTCTCGTCTGCCAGTTCCTAAATGTAAGTTAGTCCATATTCTTACATTCTTATAGCGGCCCCGCCGCATTTTATATATATCTAAAATATGAGTAGGTCTTTTATCTGGGTTATTTAAAATTGTTTCATCTATAATTCCTGCTCGACAAGCCGCTCTTAAATCTGGTTGAATCATATTCCAAATTTTATCATTTACCCTTGTCATTACATATCCCATATCTGCCTTATCAGATACAGCCTTCGAGCCTCTAATACAAGTTTCATTTTTAAATTCTCCATCATCCATCATTGCACCAACATTAACTTGTGTAGCAGAAAAAATAAAAATGTTATAATCTTTTGCAATTTGTTTTAACTGATTAGCCATCATCATCAAAATAGTATGTTCACCTAAATTATTTTTAGAAAATTGATTAATCATACTTGCTGTACTATGAATATAATCAAAAAAACAATATTTAATATTATCTATTGTTACATATTTCTTTATAGTTGCTTCAACATTTGTAAGATTCGGTTCGCTAATTTCTTCTATAATAAAATAACCGCTATATTTTTCAATTATCTTCGCCGCATATTTTACTCGGCTCATTTCTCCAAGTTCATATTTACCAGTTAATATATGGTCTTCGTCAACTCCTGATAAATATGCTAACATAATAGTTTGGAGTTCTTCCTTATCCATCTCAGTAACAATGAATAATACTTTTCGTGGTTCTCTAAAAACACCATCTTTATCTACTTCTTCTATAAAAGTCTGCTTATTATGTGACCATCTAACTGGATAAGCTAATCTACAAGCATCAAATACACTTGTTCTAGTTTTGCCCGCACTGGTGCTTGCGGATTTCAGAAAAAAGCAACCTGCGCGCGCACCTCTACAAGCGCTACTAAAAATTTTCCCTTCTAAACTCGGCCCGATATTTGGACTTTTGCAGAGGTCATCAATTAGTTTATAAATACCTTCTGCTGGGTCGCCTTTCTTTTTTCCACCATTTAAGAACTCGTTTCTAATCTCATTATATTTTCCTTCAACTGAATTTAATATTTCTTCAATTGAAGCTGAATCAAAATGTTGCTGAATTTCTATTGCTTTTAATGGATTATCTATATCCTTATCATCTATATAAAATTCACTAATATCATAATTATCTTTTTTTAATCTTCTTAGTAAAGCATATTTTTTTAAATTCTTATAATACATATCAAAATTTGCTGGCTCAGATATTTCATATGCTTTTACTAGGAATTCTAATCCGCCATCTTTTTTATAAATAGCTGCACTATTTTCATATTGTTCTATTTCATGTTCAACTTCTATTGGCGTTAATACCGCGGCACCGGCTTCATATAATTTTTTTATTACTACGAAGCATATTCGCGCAATTTTTATATCAAAATCTGTTGGATAAATATCTGTATATTCTAAAAAAAGAAGCGGATTTTTCATTAAACTACCGATAACTTGGCGCATAGCCATTTTATCTGATAATGTCATTAAAACCCTCCTTTATCAATCATCCAACCAATCATCTGGATTCCATTCTATTTTTTGACTTTTTATATTTTCTCTAACAGGAACAATATGTTCTACCATTTCGGTCTGTAAGCTTTGAACAATACCACCAATTTTTTGTTTTTTATATTTCATCATTCGTTCTACCATGGGTGGTTTAATTAGAACCAAAGATTCAGTTAATTTTTTCTTTTTTTCAACTCCATAAATATAGTCTAAACAATCTATAATTGTTTGATCTGTATAACCATAAGTATCTCGTAATCTTTTTCGTTCTGTCCAAATTTGCGGGCCTGGACTCTTTATACCAAAAATCTGACAAACTTTCATAGAAAAAGCATCTCTATCTTGTTTTTCTTTTAGACAATCTTTACAATAACTATACATAGTTTTTGCGCCAGGAGATGCATAATCAATTAAATCACTATATTTAAATTGTTTTTTACAAGAATGACATTGTTTAGTTGTTCTCATTTCTCTACCTCCATATATATAATTATATCATAAAATTTTGAAATTTTCAAATGGAGAAGATTGTATTTCATCAAAGCCATAGACATGTCCAGTTAGAACATTTAATACATATGCGCGTCCATATATCGCGGCGCCTGCATCCATATCAATTTTATATCCATTATATTCTTTGGAATCTTTTCCGCAGTACTTAATTGGATGAATATTTTTTTTACTCATATTATTGTTATAAAATCTACTTGGTAAACAAATAGTAGGAGTGTGGCCATGAACACAAATTCTATCAGTTTTCCAACCTAAATTAAATTTATTCCTATCCCATAGTATTTCTTCTTTATCATCTAAATCAACTATATTATTAAAATACTCATCATTCGCAACTCTTACAAAAGTTTCATAGCTACCACCCGCATGACAAAAATCAATATTATTATAAGAGAAAGTAATATATAAATTATTTATTTGATTTACAAAATCTTTCGACATTCCATCTAACATCCAATCGGTTAAGGTTTTTATACCACCATTTACGATGCTTAGCTTCACTTCATGACTATAAAAATTTTCGATATAACAATTATGCAGATAACATTCAACACTTTTTTGTTCCAATTCTCCTTTATAGTCTCGAAGAATAAAATTTGCTGCATGAACAAATACATCTTCATGGTTGCCTTTTAAATAAATAAAACGAGAACCTTTTAAAAGCTGCCTCATAATTTCATAACCAAAATCACCACGGTCACAAGCATCGCCGCCACAAATAATGGTACATTCTGAATCTTGTTTAATGCACCATTGTACAATTTTATTATATAATTTTAAATTACCGTGAATGTCTGTAAAATAAAAAATATCGTGCATATAATTTCACTCCTTCTCTTATTATTATATCACAAGTTTCGTTAATAGTCAAATAAAAAAAGCCCTATACGGGCTTTATTATAGGTTTTTCATTTCATCAATGAATAGTTCTACTAAATCAGCTTGTGAAGGAACAGCCTGACTAAGTTTGAAGTCTTCTGTACCGAACACTTTTCTAATAATATCTTTCATAATATTTAGATGCTGCTCTTTCTCTTCATCAGTAGAAGCCTCATCCAAATATTTTGTCCAGATATTTCTGGCTTCTTCCATTATAGTCGGGAATGGCCTATCTTTTATTTGAGCAAATTCAGTATGGTCTGTCACTTGTGCGCCGTCATTCGTTACTGCGCTATCAATTGCTTCTCCAATAGCATCTACCAATTCTTGATAGCCAAACTTAATTTTTGGTGCCAAATATTGATAACGACTTCCAGCGAATACTGTGGGTGTTGCGCGCGTGTATAAATATCTTTCTGTTGAGCCATCTGGGTTCATTTGTACTTGAACATATCCGATAATATCTACAATAGAATTTATAATAGTGTAACATTGGTTTGGTAAGTCTGGCGCGACTGCGGTGATTGTGTTTCCTTCTTCGTCTCGCATTTCAGTTGGCCGTTCTTTGCTATGAGCAATAAACAGAATACCAAAACCAAGAAGAGTTATTTCACGCCAGCATTCTGAGAATTCATTGCGTAGCATTCCCCAACCCTAACCCCACGGGATGTCTCTTATAGTTTCAACTCCTTCTCTTTGGCAAACATATTTTTCGCATAGCTACCAAGCGATTGAGGCAGTATCTACTACAATGCTATCATACATTTCGCGTGCCTGGGGCTTACGAAGCTGAGTTAAAACCTTTTTAAAATCAGACCATCGTAGAATTGGTACGCTACGGATGCCTGCGAGAGCGTTAGTACCTTGCTCAAAATTTAAGAAGAGAGAGCGTGGGAGCTAAGAGCCAAAGGTTGACTTACCGACTTTAGGTAGTCCGTAAATCATTAAAAATTTACCCTTTAAATCACGAGAAATTTTTGATGGCTCTAACTCGAATATATTAATATCGGCCATAGCTTATACCTCCAAAGAAATATAGTTAGGATTACTCCCAACTATATTTTGAAGAATTGGTTTGTGCTGGCTTTGAAGAAGAAGCTTTCTTAGCATCCATTTGGAGCTGCTCGATATTAGCCTTTCTTACATTAAATGCTTTCTTAATATCAGTCGGGTCATAGGCAAACTCTTCTTCCTTACCTTCGTCATCGCCAGAGACAATAATAAGTTCACGGATAAAACGAGTTGTAGTATCTGGAATATCTTCGCCCCAAGAGCTATTCTTTCCGGAATCCTTAACTTCTACGGAAGTTACTCTTACTCGTCCCTTCGCAGTTACCGTATCGTTAATATTCCAATTTCTCTGAATATAATCAACTTGTTCTGGGCCTTCTACAATAAACTCAACTACATCAAGTTTTCCACCATACTGGACAATACCGCCCTTTATTACTAGTCGCCCAGTAGAGTCACCATCTCGGTCTACTTCATCATGCATATCCATAATGAAAATATCAATTACAAATGTTGCCGTATCTTGCATCGTTGTTTTATTGATAAAAGATGTATTAATCTGCCATCCATTAATTAGTTGACCACTCTTAGATACGAATGCATTTTCTCTGAGAGAACATCCTGTTAGCCTTACGGTATCTGCGTCATCAAATCCTACATCTTGTGCAGTCTTAAAGGTTTTTAGATCTTGAAGACTCTTATATGCTGGATTTGGTGTACCACGAGTCGTAAATTGAGACGCAAACATACTTACTGGAATTTCACTAACTTCATCTCGCCCACCATAAGACTGCTGAACACGAACAGTTAGATTCGCTCTTTCGTATGCGCGCCCATCACTTAGAGTACCAGAACCGGTTGTAACATCAAGTAGCTTACCATTAATATTTACTTTATTCTGTGCTTGTACTGTAATTTCTTTCATAATTTTCATCATTCCTTTTTATTGTTGTTGTTATTTTATTTATGCTACTAAAAAAATAAGGCGACCAAACGGCCGCCTTAGAAGACTTACTCAGCAGCCGCCGCCTTCTTAGCAGCCTTTGCAGCTTCGCGCTCTGCCTTGGCTGCTTCCTTGGCCGCCTGCTTTGCCGCTTCCTCGGCAACTGGATCATAAGCTAGGCCCGCTTCGGTTAGAGTATGATAAGAAATGGTCTTCATCTTCGCCTTACGAGTCTCCGTCGCTGGCTCAACTTCGATTTCCTCTGTACGAGTGGTAACATAATCTACACCGGCATTCTTGCCCTTCTTAATTAGACCGTTAATACTGCCTGTAACTGCTGGGAGGGAAACTCCAAGCTCCGCTACGATTTCCTGCTTTGTAAATTCCTTACCGAAGTTCTTCTTTAGAAAGTTTAGAATTAGTTCACTGTTAGCTGTCATAATTATCAATCTCCTTTTTTACTGTGTTTTTATTATTTGTTTTTTATATTAAAGCGGCAAGTTTCCTTCCCTCTTTATATACATATTATATATCATTTTTCTATAAAAGTCAAATATTACTTTATCCTCTATATTAGATTTTATTTTCATCTGTCGAGGCTCTTTCCTTTTCTTTATGTATATATTATATAATATTTTTTTATAAAAGTCAATTATTTAGTTTCGTTAAAACTTGGATTATTAATAACAAAGATTTGTTGCGCGATTGCTTGTGCTTCTTCGTCAGTGGTAGATTCATCATAAACACGTTGTAGCATCGGCATAATAGTATCTTGATAACCTTTAATTGTGGTTTCAAGAATTTCTTTACGAGTATTTAAATTACCGACAACAACTCCATTAGCGATTAAAAGTTTAGCAAAATCATTTCGAGTGAGAGACGTATCATCAAAATTTTCATCTCTAAGCCTATCATACATAGCAGCATACTCATCACGCATTTTAATTGCTGATTGTGTCTTTTCATCAGTCTTTCCTTTGTATTCAGAAGCAGCTACTTTTTCAGCCAGAATTTCTGTTGAATGCGCTAGTTCTCTAAAAAGATTTATATATTTACGATTCATATTAAACCTCACATAATTTCAATTTTTGTATTTAAGTTTTTTACGTTAATAAGCTTAACACCAGAAGTTACTCTATTTTGAATAGGTAGAGTAGAAACATCAATTAATACTGCTTTATTGTCAGAAGTAATATAAACTTTGTCTTGTCCTTCTGGTACAGCATAAACTAAGGCAAGTACTTCATCTTTTAAATCCATTACTTGTGGCCCTTTAACACAACGAGAAGTTTCACTAAAACTATCTACCGGAGTAATTTTTCCTTTTCCAGATTGTGAAATTGTTAATATTCCACGATAAGTCAGATTTTCTTTTATAACGGTCGCACTTTTTACATAGTCATTTTCTTGTAGTTTAATTGCCTTCACACCACGAGTTGCGCGACCAGTACTAGAAACATTATCAAGACTGTAAAAATTATAATTACCATTATTACTGGTGATAAAAACTCTATCATTATCACTCATACATAAGAAAACGCTAACTAATGAATCATTATCATCCAACTTTACCGCAGCGATACCACGATTTGAATGAATATTGTATTCTTTAATCAATGACTTCTTTATATAACCGCTTTTACTTACTGTCACTAAGTATTTATAATTACAGAAAGAAGTAGCATCAATTAAAAGTTTTACTTTTTCATTATCTTTTAAAGTTAATAACTCATAGATAGAATAGTCTTGACTATGATTTAAGTTAGAAAGATTAAAACTATATGCACGGCCTAGGTTTGTAAATGCGATAACAGTTCCAAGATTTGTTGTATAAAGAGTGTTAATTAGATTGGAGCCTTTTGGTGGTTTTACATTTGTGCCGGCTCTGCCGCGCTTGGAACCCTGTAAATCTTCTTTTTTAACAACTCTAAAAGTATTATTATCAAATAAAAGAATACCAAGCTCTTCTTCTTGAATAGGGGTATTATTTTCGTTATCGTCAGATAGATTTAAAATTTTTGTTCTGCGCGCATCCCCATATTTATCTGCAACCTCTTGAAGAATCTTTACCAATTCTGCATCAAGCGCGGCCGCATCATTTAGAAGATGCGTATACCATTCAATGTTTTTAACAAGCTCATTTAATTCATTATTGAGTTTAACAATATCTAGTTTCGTTAATGAAGAAAGCTTCATTGCCAAAATTGCTTTTGCTTGTTCTTCATTAAATTCAAAACTTGATTGTAGAGCAATAGAGGCTTCTGCTGGGCTATTAGAAGCACGAATGGTAGCTACAACTTCGTCAATAATTGAATAGGCTTTAATAAGACCATCAACTATATTTTTTCGTGCAAGGGCTTTGTCTAAATCAAATTGAATAATATTACGCTTACATTGCCTAATATGAGCAATGTATGCGTCACACGCCTCACGCCATCCAAATATTCGCGGAAATCTACCTTGGTCAAGTAGAACCATATTGATAGAATACCAATTTTCGAGCGAAGTATCTTTATAAAGTTTCGCCATCATTTTCTTCGGGTTAACGCCCTTAGAAAGATAAATACGAATATCAGCAATTTTCTTTGTATGGTCTACTACACGTTCAATACCATAATTTTCATTTTCGTTGGTTAGTGTAGCAAGCTGGTCAATCACAGTATTTGTAAATACACCATAAGGAAGTTCAGTCGCTTGAATCATATTTTGGTCGGGGAAATAATCTAATTTTGCTCTTAAACGAATTGATTCACCCTTACCTGCGCGTAAGCTTTCTTTTACTTGTGCGGCATTGGTAATTGTTCCGCCAGTTGCGAAGTCTGGCGCACAATAAATTTCATTAAAATCTACATTTGGATTTTGAATAATTTTAATAAGCGCTTCATTTACTTCTCGCAAATTGAATTGTGGAACGGATGTCGCCATAGCAACGGCTATACCAGAACATCCATTCACAATATTCCAGAAGCCAATTGACGGAAATACAGATGGAATTTCTTCGGTACTATCATAATTCCAATATTTCTGATCTCCAATAGCATTCTTCTTCAATCCATCAAAAAATAAATTAGATATTTCCGCGGCTTTCATTTCTACATAACGAGCCGCCGCATGGCTATCAGGAGAAGAAGGATTACCATAGTTACCTTGAACCGCTTCTACTGGATAACGATATGACCATGGACGAGCCGCGCGAATAAAAGTGTCATACATTGCGGCGTCGCCATGAACATACGATTGACTCATTGCTGCGGCAACACTTTTTTGTGCTTTCTGAAACTTATCTTTATAAGTGAGTTTATTAGTAAATTGTGCATATAGTCCTTGCCGCAAGCCAGGCTTCAAAAAATCTCTACAATCTGGGAGAGCTCTATCCTGAGCTACGCTAGCACTATATTTAAGAAAGGCATCTTCAATAGTCGTTTTAAAATCAATTTGTTTTATCATTATTTACTCCTTGTAAAAACATTCTTATCTAGTTATCCCATGTAGAAAAATTTTCCTTTTCCTATCCACAATAATTTAATACTAGTAAGGGCATATTATTTTCATCACAATATTGTTGTTTCATTTTATCGTGTATAACAATATCAGGATTATACCATCCATTATTTGTATCATAATGCTAGCGTCCCTAAATCTCTATACAACTACATGGCTTGTTATAATTGAAAATTACAAAATCAAATCTAAGTTTCTTTTTATCTTTTAAATCTGAAAAAGTATATTCTTTTTTAAATTGACAACCAATTGATTGCAAAAAAGATTCTACATATAACTCGCCACGCGAGTGATTATGATTCCCACAACTAGTAATAATACCACTTTTTAATCTATTTGTACGAACTTCTATTTCTTTTCCGCACAACAGGCACTAACATTTAACTTTACGTCTTTGTTTTCCTTCTGTATCAGTTTCATATCCACTCGCATCTAATACTTTTAGATAACCATAAATTTGACCAATCATTTCTTGCGTTACTTTATCACTAATAATTTCACTATTTCTTTTTCTTCTATCACATTTTCCACAAGATTTTGTACGCCCAGTTCTCAAACTTTCGCCCAAAACAACACAAGTGTTACCACATTTACATAAACAATTCCACTATACACGAGGTTTCCCACTTGGGCTAATATGATTTTCTGCTCTCGATATTACTGTTAAATCTCCATAAACATTTCCAACCTCATTTATTAATTTAGCCATTATATTCACCATCCTAATATTCTTTCTGCCATATTAAGACGTTCACTTTCTTGTTCTTCAAAAAATTTAAGTAATAAATCTAATTTATCTAATGAAAGATTTGATTTACCAGAACGCCATTTATAAAGCATAGCAGTACTTATATTTAATTCAGTTGCGATGGCTTCAATACTTTTCCCATTACAATTTTTAGGATTAATATTTGAAGCAGTTCGTAAAAGCTCATTCATTTCTGAAAAAGTTTTATACATAATTATCGCCTCCTTTCATAATATAAGTAGAATTATTAGAATGAAACTACAATAAATTCTACCGAGAGTAAAATTTTCACTTCCTTTTCATTTTACAATCTATTATAACATAAAATTTAGTTATTGTCAATTGTTTATAGCATTAATAATTAAAGAGCTACGGAGATTTGAAGCGCCGTTTGTTGAATAAAAACTTATTTTACTCCAATCTATCGTTTGAATTTTTTCCCGTAATGTATTATCTGATACTATAATTCCATATCCACGTCTTTGTGGTAAATCTTCAAAATTATTATATAAGTGTACATTATTTTCCCCAAAACAAGTAGAAGGTAAATAATAATCGCATATATATAATTTATCTTTATTTCTTGTTGAACCAGGAGTTCCTCCATCTGATAGTGAGTAAATCTGAAAGCCTATCGGCTTCTCATTAGGTTTTATTTCTTCTCCTAAATTTTTAAGGCTAGTCCATATTTGGAATATTGTAGCAACCGTTGTAACAGTACCATCTGGATAATTATATTTTGAATCACATTGACCTGTATATAATAAATTACCATTAATGCGTTTTTTTGGTGTCCCTCTACCATCACTATCAAATAGTGGAGGTAGAATAAAAGCACAAAAATCTGCAAATGTTAAAGATTTATTAATAAATTTTAATGCTTTTTGTCCACGTAATCCAAAAGGCGGATTCCCTACTACAATATATTTTTTATCTTGTTCTGGCTGCCATGTAAAAAAATCTTGTACTTGTACTCTATTATCAAATTTTTCTATATCAAATGCTAGAGTATTTTTTGGTAAATAATTAAGAAATACTCCTTTCCCCGCGGATGGTTCTATGAATATATATTCATTAATATCAATACCATTCTCTTCTATTATGTTATATAAAATATCAATACAATTTTCTGCTGTTTTTTCTGGTGTAAAAAATTGATCTTTTTCGCGTGCCGATAATTGTGAATAATCAATTGGTATTTCGCATAACCGCATAAGATCAATTTTATATTGTTCTGGTACGTTCTAGAGTGACTCCCAACGTTTTGCTGTACCCGAAACTATATTTAATTCTTTTATAATTGCAGAAAAACCTTTTGTTTGAAGAGCTTTTTGATATAAATCATAACATGTCATTAAACTGTCCCTCCATAAAATATTTTAACTCTTCCATTGTAACGTCATTATTAAATATTTTACATCTATTTTTCTTAATAAGAGTATTTATAGTAGTATGAGAAAAATCAAGTTTATATCCGTCATCTTTATTTTTTCTTAGAGTCCCGTGCTTTCGCCCAAATAGTTCCGCAACGGTCTTATCAAGTGGAAGTTCATTATTTTTTACTACTGTAATATAAAATTCATCATAATTAAAATCAATAAAAATAACTAAATCACAAACATTTTGTTTATATAGAGGCTCATGCTGCCACATAGAGCCACAAGATATACAAGAAGTTTTAATCTCTATACGTTGTCCTTCCACTTTTATATCATAATGACCATCAGGATGAATATTGTTATTAGATATATCCATATCAATTTTATAGTTAAGGGCATGGAAAATATCTGAAACAAGCTGTTCTCCAAATTCTCCCCTTGCGTCATTCGTCATATAATAGATATCTTTAAATGCTGCATCATCCCATGGATTTTCCTGAGTTTTAAGATAATGTTCGTGTAATCTTTCAAGAATCATAAATTCTATCCTTTCATATTTTCTATAATAATTATATTATAGAATTTAATTATTGTCAATTACTTTACATCTGTAATATTACAAAATCTGGAAATATATTTTTCAAATTCATCTTCAAAAACTTTATTAAAAAGTTCATTTAATATTTCTTCATTTTCTTTATACCATTTATATTTTGTAGAAGCATTATCATCTTTTGGAAATGGAGCTAACTTTATTTTAAAATTATTTAAATCATTATCGTTCACATTATCACCTATTTAAAATACTAAAATCAACATTTTCAAATAGAAATTCTCTGCGTCCTTCAACTTCCGGCCCCATTAACATCATAATGCTTTCAGCCGCGGCTTCAACATCTTTAATTGTTAAAATTTCAAGCCGACGTTCAGTAGGATGGAGCATTGACTTTTCCATATCATCCGCGCTCAACTCACCCAAGCCTTTTGCGCGAGTAATTTCCCAGTTTTCTCGGCCTTTTCTAATTGATGCAAGCTCATCATCATCATATGCGAACATCTTTTGATTACCTTTTTCAATTTTATAAAGGGGCGCGCGAAGCCAACATAATCTACCCTCTTCAATAAATTTTGGCATAAGAACATAAAACATTGTTGCAATTAGGCACATAATTGAAAAGCCATCGACATCTGCATCAGTTGCAATAGCCACTTTGCCATAATTTAATTTCTTGCTATTATACTTCTCTTTAATACCGCAACCAAGCGCCATAATAATATCAGAAACTTCCTGATTTTCAAGACATTCATCAAGTGGGTGCTTCAATAAATTTTTGACCTTACCGCGCACAGCATATAATGCTTCTTTATTAACGTCACGCGCAGGCATAAGACCGCCCAAAGCACTGTTACCCTCACATATAATAAGCATTGAGTCTTGACCATGTTTTTCGCAATCTTTAAATTTGTCAGAAGAAGTAATTTTTTGCTTCTTATGCTCTGTCTCTTTTTTCTCAAAATTAAGGACACCTTGTCTCGCTTTTTCTGCCGCGGCCTCAGCTTTCTTATCACGGACAAGTAATCCAATAATTTTCTCAAAATCTTCTCTATTTTTTACAATCCAATCTTTAATTGCTTCAGTAAAAACAGTTTGTGTTAAGCCACGCAATTCTTGATTTTGAATTTTATCTTTTACCTGATTTTGATATACTGGATGAGGATGCTTGATGTTAATAATTGTGACGAGACCCTTACGAATCATATCACCATCAAATGATTCTTTAGATTGGTCATTAATAGTGCGTGTAAAAGCTGCTTTCATGCCGCTCACTGGGGTACCGCCGCCACTATTTAAAGCGCCATTAGAAAAAACATAGCATTTTTCTTTTCCAGCAGTCCATTGAGCAAAAACTTCAATGTCAATATCTCCATCAAAATGTTTAGTACTATAAATATAATTTTTATGAAGAGGATTAGAAATTTTTGCCGCGGCAAAATCTTTTAGTCCATTTTTTGATAAAAATGTTTTTCTATTATCATTTGTGCCATCAATAAGCATAAAAGATACATTAGGAATAAAATAGCTTGTAAGTTCAAGTTCATCCCTAATTCGACTTAAATCAAAAGCTGGAATATTATCATCAATATGAAAAATATTTTTATCTGGTTTAAAATAAATTGTTGTTCCAGTTTCTTTTGTCTTTCTAATTTGTTTAGCAACATTAGATTGTGGAATTCCATCTATAAAAGTTAATTCCCATTCTGCCCCATCGCGGCGCGTCCACACTGTAAATTGTTTTGAACACACACAAACTGTACTCGCGCCGACACCATGCATTCCGCGTACACGAGAATAGTTACTGTTCTCAAACTTACCAGAGCTGTGAGCTGTGGTATATAATTCAACAAGAACCTCTTCGCAGTCTTTATTTGGGCCACGAGGAACTCCTGCACCATAATCAGTTATTGTAATTTCATCTGGCATTACAAGAACTTCAATTTTATTACCACGCCCCATAATAGCTTCGTCACAGGAATTATTAAGAATTTCAAGGAAGCAGTTAAAAACTGCATCTTGTCCATCTGCTCCAATATACATGCCAGGAGTTGTGCGCGCGGCAGTTCTGAAATCTCTTACCTGAATTGAATTAGCATCATAAGCCACTATATCAATCCTCCTTTTCTTTACACTTAATTATAACATAAATTTAAAAAAGAGTCAATTACTTAATTGACTCTTGATATTCAATAACTTGCTTGAACCACTCATATACCGGACACCCATCATCAGGTAATCCCCAGCATCCAGCAGTTCGGCATGGACATCCATATTCATATAACCAGCATTTCTTTTCTTTTTCAAGCTCTAAATTATATTCCATATTATTACTCCAAATCTATAAATGCCGCCCCATGATACTTTTCTTCTTTATCGTTATTTAAGGGGCAATCTTCTACTTCCTTATTATTCCAATACCACCAATCAATAAAACGATGCAAAAGTACACATTCAATATAATTGCCAAAGCTATCTTTCATATACTTACAATTTTCACATTTCATTTATATTACCTCTTCTTTTTTATATATTTATTATATCATATAAATATAAAAAAGTCAACTTATTAGTTGACTTATTAATTCAATTCAGAAAAATCAATGGTATAGCTATATATTGGAGGCTTTTTAAAAATAATATTATTTTCATTCATAGCATTTATAATTTGATAATTTTTTAATTCTTCTAATGCTTCTTCATGTAATTTATTTACACAATTTTTCTTAAAATCAATATAAGGACACTTATTACACGATGGAATTTCAGCGCGGCATACTTCTAATCCACGCAATACTCTATCTCTTTTATTCATCTCTTACTCTCCACTTGTTCCATTCTCTATCTTTGAGTGACGGGTAAATATTCCAAATGCGCCAATAAAAATTATTTTCATACAAATCTAATATAATTGATGTTTTATCTCTGAAAATAATAGAAAGTACATAATTACTAATATCTAAATGATTAATTAATACTGGATAAATGCCCATTTTATTCTTATATTCTAAATATCCTAAATCTGCATCTAAAAAATCTGCTGTTGTATAAATATGTGGAGTTAACTTTTCAATAGCAAGTTCCGCGCCGCATCTATCACCACAATAATTACAATCTATACAGGTGGCATCTCTTGTCTTACAATTATACAATGCTTCTCTAATTTCTTCGTTAATTGTCATTAATTAACTCCTTTATTTCTTTACTCGCATCTTCACACAATTCTTCTCTACAAAAAACTTCTTTTCTATAAGGGCATTCAAGACATCTTGTACCAATAACTGAACAACATTCAAGTCCAAGAATAATTTCTTCAACTGTCATAATACCGTTGTCTCCTGAATAATTCTTTGTGTATAATCACCTTTTATTCTATAAAAAGAATCAGGTTTTCCGACAAGGTAAATTTGAGTATGGTCATCATCTTTATTGTATATAATATTTGATATATAATTGATATTTATGTATACTTTATTTCCATTTTCACAGGGTATATTTATAAACCAAGGTTCTGAGACGTTAATTACTTTATTCATTTTCAATACTCCTAAAGTCAATTATTGGCGTTCCGTCGCTCGTAATAGTTGGTAACTGTCCATTCCATTTTTCAACAGTTTGCTTTCTAATTGTATACTCAGTAATATGTTTATTTTCTTGTTCAAGACGATAAGCTTCTGCATCAGCCGCAATTCTAACTGCTTCTGCTTCCGCTTCGGCTCTAATCCGGATTTTTTCCGCCTCTGCTTGTGCATTGATAGTCGCGCGTTCCGCTTCGGCCTTAGCAACAATAGTAGCCTGCTCTTGTTCAGTTTGAACTTGAAGTTTCTTTTGCGTAGCTACTTGCTTTGCTTCAATTGCATCTGTAAATATATCAGTAAAATCAATATCTTCAATAGCAACTTCTTTTACAGTAATAGCATAATTTAGCAAGTCTTCTCTAAGCATATCATAAACTTTAATACTAATTTCTTGTCTTTTATTTACAAGTTCTTCTGCACTATATTTAGCAAAAGTACTCTTTAAAGCATCAAGAAGTCTTGGCATCATAATTTTATCAGCATAATCTAATCCAACAGTTCTATACATTTCAAGCGCGCCGTCAGCATGAAGTTGATAGCTCATAGACATTTGTACATCTACTTGTTGAATATCTTTTGAGAAAGCCGAAGTCTTTAATTCATATTTTTGCCAACGACAATCCATCTTTTTGATACTAGTCCATGGAGCAGTAAAATAGAAGCCTGGTGAAAGTACTTCATTTCGTGCTTTTCCCCATTTTACAACAATTCCGACATGTCCATCTGGAACAGTTGCGGCGCGCGCAATTCGTGTCATTCCAGTGAGAAGAAGGATAATTAAAGCAATAAGAAGAATTACAGTAAAAATTTTATTTTTAGTTCCCATATTATGCTCCTTTATTTATTTAAGTAAAATATTGATTGCATTTAAAAAACATAAGCCGCCAATAAAGGCAAACCAACTAAAAACAACAAAATGAATATTTTCTTTATCTTCATCATGGATAAATTGTGAAGTAATAATAATTAAAAAGGCAATTGCTGACATTCCGATAATAGCATTTAAAAACCAGTATATGGAACTAATAATTAAATTAATCATTCTCATTTCCTTTATTATTGTCTTTTAGGATTAGATTTAAAATAATGCCGACTAGCATTGCAAGAGCTGTTGTACCAATGCTTACTACGCCAAAGTTACAAACTGCTCCACTAACTCCAAGCGTTAAGATTGAGGCAATAATAGTAACATTCTTATTATTATTCAAATCAATATTACTATCTTTAATAGTACGAATACCACTTAATGTAATATAGCCATAGAGTACCGCGGCGCACCCTCCAAAAATAGCACTTGGAATACTTACAAGAAATGCCTGAAGCGGACCAAAAAATGCGGCCGCGCCCATAATAATAGCAGCAAGTGTAATTACATAACGAGAACAAATTTTACTAAAGCCTGTGGTGCCAACGCTTTCTCCGTAGCTTGTATTTGGCAATCCACCAATAAAACATCCTGCGGCGGTAGCAATGCCATCACCAATTAGTGTTTTGCCAAGACCAGGATATTGTGTTAAATCAAGGCCAATAACAGCACTAAGAGCTTTGTGATCAGATGTATGTTCTGCAATTGTCACAAGTGATAAAGGTAGGAATAGCATTAAAATTTGCGGAAGTAGTGACCAATCGAATGCACTAAAATGTAAGAAGGTAAAATCGGGCATCTGGATGAGTTTTACATTATTGAATACGGTAAAATCAATAATAGGAAGACCACAAATTGTTAATAACGCGGCGAAAGCATAAACAATTAAAATTGAGAATAGGAATGGCAGATTGCGAATAAAGCCTTTACCATAATGTGAAATAAGCGCTGTAATTGCCAATGTTAGCATTCCTAAGCCAATACCAAGCAGACTATATTGACCATTAATTTGAAAATAAGTTGGAATAAAAGTAGCCAAATTTAAACCAATTACAGCAACAATTGGACCGATAACTACGGGTGGTAATACTTTATTCATCCATTCAGTACCGCATGTATTAATAATTGCGCCTATAACACAATAGACTATACACACAATAATACCACCAATTAATACCGCAACATAATTAGGTGTAGCACCAAGTCCCAGCGCGCCAATGACTGCAGCGACAAAAGCCCCAGAAGATGAAATAAACATCGGACTTTGACCCTGGGTACATAGTTGGTAAATTAAGGTGCCGATTCCTGCTCCTAACATCGCTGGCGCAATTGGAAGGCCACAGATTTGTGGGATTAAGACTGTTGCAACAAAACAAGCAATAACTTGCTGTAATGCTGCTACAATTAAACGCTTTACTGGTAGTTTATCATTAATATTATATAACATATTCTTCTCCTTTTATCTCCATTCTGTTTCTAAATCATTATCAGAAATAATTTCCTGACTTTTTACATACATTTCAAAAAATTCAATCATTTCTTTGTCTTCAATAAAGAAAGGGTCTTGCTGTAAATCTTGAAAGACATTCTCAACGAGTTGCCCAAAACGCCAATCAGGAAATTGTTGCCATACTGCGGCGAGACGCTCGCAAAAGATTTTAATTCTTGATGGGTCGCGCATATTATTTATTCTCCTTTATATTTAAATATTGGAACAATTATAGCGTAAGGTGTATATACTGGAAAAGTTTGTGTTATATAAATTGGAGTTCCTTTATATTTTCCAATATACCCACTATCACAAACTTCATCCCAATTCATTGTACTGTGGTATGGTTTCATTACTAGATTGATTAATTCATAAGCAAACTTTTTATTACAATATATAATTGGTTCGCCCTATTTAGAAGTAATATTAATAATATTATTTAGCTATGTTTCATTTGGAGTTATTATAGGTAATTCTGACATACAATTACTCCTTATATGGTTGTTTAAAATCAAGTGGATGATTACTTGCAATTTTTATAGTATTGCAAAAACGGCAATAACATTCTTTTTTATCTTTGGTTAGATAAAAATTCCATCTATTCATTTTTCGTTTACAACATAAATAACTATCGGCTTCGGTGCGGCCGCACGGGTATGGATTATATAGAGAATAGAAAAAATGAATAATCTTATTCATCTTTAAAGTTCTCCTTTAAAATTGGAATAATTTCATCAAAGGAATTGTGTAAGGTGCCATCTGCGGTGGCATACAAAATCATTCCATATAACATCTGATTTATGCTAAAACTGCGGCGCCAATCTTTTTCATTTAGATGATTTGTGCGAATATCAAAGTAATGGGCGAAGTTCTTTTTATCAGATATACGTATAATTTCTTCAATTACTTTATGTCTTGCTTCTTCCTCAGGCAAATCACTATAAAAAATATCTAATAGTTTTTCTGCCATATATCTCCACCCATATAAAACGCCCATTTCGCACATAGTGCCAATGGCGCTTTGCTCTGGACATAGAACAGTATAATCACTATTCCATAGACGTTCGATATCTGCTTCGCAGATTTTTTCCGCAAGATGATTATTTTCTTCTTCGGTCATATTAGATTTATCATTAATTGATTTGTTTTGGACAGGGCTATATACTTCGCCAGGAATGCCCGCGGCTTTAAACTTATCATATTCTTCTTGGCGTGCGAGATTAGACCCATGTGTCATAATATCGCCACCTAAGTATCCGAGAGGCTCTTTATTCATCTTTATTCTCCTTATGCGTCAAATCCCACATAATATCATACATTTCTTGCTTAAACCAATCAGGTTGCTCTTCTACTGGTAGCATCCACCAAGCGAGTCCTGCATCTGGATGACGCTTAAAGTATTCGTCAATTAGTTGATTATAAAAATTTTCCATATTTATTCCTCCCATAAATTTCCTTTATCTTTTATTTTATTATATCATTGTTTTAGAAAAAAGTCAAAGATTGGTCGGCGCGCCGACCATATTTTTATATATATTTTTTAATTTTATTTATTTTACATATTTATATTATATTTATATTACTTACACGAAAATCGTGGGCATTTCCACTTTTTTCGTGGCACATCCACGATTTTCGTGGTTTTGAACGCCACGATTTTCGTGGAATTATCCACGATTTTTGTGGCAATAAACGCCACTTTTTTCGTGGCGTTCAGTCATTAGTTAAATCTCTTATATTTTTTAATCTTTCATAATCTATAGGCAAGACTGGGGTAAATCTATAAACATTTATTTTACCTTCTACCGGTGTTATATACCCTTTTGATTCAAGCTCTTTTCGCGCGGAAGTTGCTCCATTTTCACCGAGCCCCAATTCTTTACGAATAGCTGAGGGTGAAAAGAAAAAATAATCTTTTCCATACCACCTTAAAAGATAGCGCCAAATTTTAAAAGCGTTACCATTTAAATTTCTCATTGCTGCGGCCTCATATTTAAAGTTAATTGGTTGAATAAATCTATTTCCATCATCTTGCTTATGAGTTATTTTATCTAGTTCTGTAAGTTCAAGTTTTAATTGATTAGCATAATTTGGCATATTAGGAAACCTCCTCAAGCACGATTGTGCGCTTTTGTTAGTTTTGAAATCGCTGCTTGAAGTTTTTGACTGTTCTCAAAAACCCATACTGTATATTCTGGATGATACTTATTGACATCTGTTGAAATTATTTTAAAGCCTAACTTTCTCAATTCAACAGCTAGCCAACGAGTGTAAATTCGGTAAGTTTGATTATTTGACATGTTATCACCTTTAAAAATTATACTCTTTCATTTTATTTTCCATTCTTATTAATAACGATGTTGAAGGAAAATCTCTTTTGTTAATAATTTTATTAAAATGAGAGCGACTAATATTTAGTGCTTCTGCGGCCTCCCCTTGGTTTTTAAAATATAAAGGCCAGAATTGGATATATTTATTTATAATTTCTTCAATCAATATTCCCACACCTCTGATAAAAATATTTCAAACAAATAAAATATAATTTTATTTAAAAAAAATAAAGAGCTTGTAAAAACATTATCTCAAAGTCTCCTTTGCTACCTCTTTATTATACTATATTTTTTATAAAAAGTAAAGAATTAATCCATTAAATCTGCAAGTTGAGAAGTTTTGCTTCTTTCAGATTTGATTAGTCGTACCATTCCAAATAATTCATTTCCTGCGAGTGAATCAATCATTTTTCTCAGGCCATTATTTTTCTCAAAAATTTGATGGTCTATTTGCTTTAAATCACCAGCGAACCATAACTATGACCCTTCTCCAATTCTGCCTATTAGTAATTGAACGTTTTCTTTTGTTAAGTTTTCTGCTTCATCACAAAATACGAGAGTGTCATTACTAAAATCGCGGCCGCGCATAAAGGCGAGTGGGACGGGTTCAATAACGCCAGATTCAATCCATTCATCTAAATTTTCTTCACTTGTTAAGTCCGCGATTGGCATTAAATAGGGTCTGATTTTTTCAATCAGAGAGCCGCTAAGATAACCAATATCTCGGCTACCTTTTGTTACTATGTTATTTCTTACAAAAATTATTTTTGAGAATTTACCTTCTTTAATACCCTTTAAAGCATGTTGTAACATAGTCCAGGTCTTACCATCTCCAAAGCCTCCTAGACATAGTTTTATCTTTATATCGTCATTTTGTAACAAATGAAATAACATCTTCTGTTCTAGATTTCTTGGAGCAACTTTTTCGCCAAGTGAGCCTTTAAAGCTTTGGTACTTTAATGATTGATATTTAGTACCGTCCCAAAATAAAACATCTTTTAATTCTTTTTCAGAGTATATCTTGGCAAATTGATTAGTGCGGCAACCTAATACATTTTTTGTCGGTTCTGAATATAAAGAGTTAAGCTGCTCATATGATGGATAATATTCTGTCCAGCCTTTATATTCCTCCTTATGTGTCAATTTTTCATCTAAAAGAATTGGCGTTAAACAGCCAACTTCTTTTGCGAATAAAAGTTGCGCGCCATCACTCGTAATAAAAAATACACCATTTTTCTTACTAAGTAGGATTGCCGTACAAATAATTAAATGGTCATTTATTTCAGATAAAAATTTATATTTTTTCAATGTTCTTTTTATCTAAAATTGAGAAAAAGTTGGTATTTGTATTGAAAATGAATTTATAATTTTTTTTATTGCTTGTCTAGCTTTATATTCCTTTTCTTTATCTCCGCACTATTTTATATTCTCCAATTCCATTAAAGTAATTGGACTAATATAACATGGGGAATATATTTCTAATCCACCATTTAAAACTGCGGAGGTGTCTAAAAAATTTATAACCATTAATCTCCACTCCCAATAATTTCATCAACGAGTCCGTAATCTAGCATTTCTTTGGCTGTAATAAACCACTGATGGCGAGACTGTGAATCATATTGTTCTGGTGGAATCTTGGTTCGTGTTAAAATAAATTCTCTAATATCTTTATCAATTTTATCATTAAAGGCCATAATATCTCCAGCTGTCTTTGACTCGCTAGGATTAAGAGTAATATAGCCATCATGAATTAGGGCGTAAGTGCTTGGATAACAAACCCTATGGACATTCTTATTCTTACTACCACCCGCAAGAATTACCGTAGCCATTGATGCAGCACATCCTGTAACAATAATATTTAATTTCTTTTTATAGTTCTCTAAATAATATGCTAAAAAGAAACTATCAGAAACAGAGCCACCTGGACTATTAATAATTAATGTCACCGGTAAGATAGAGTCATCTTCTTCAAAATCTTTTAGTGGAAGATATACTCGTTCAATAATACTTTCATCAATATCTTTATTAAATACAACAGTTCTATTCCTTAATAGCTGATTAAAATATTGATAATTTACTGGGTCAAGGCCGGTAACTTCCGGAAGGTCTAAAAATTCTAAATCAAAATCCATAAAAGCCTCCATTATGAGAGAATTTTTGCCAATGTACAATCTTTAATATCAATATCATCTTTTCTAATTGATTTTAAATAAGGATGCCGCACAGAAATGCCTAAACCATTTTCATCTGCTTGTGCGGTTGAAACCATCATCCCACCTATTGTAACGGGACATTTATCCCATTCAGCATAATCATCTCTCAATTTTGTTTTAAAATCTTCTGTAAGTCCTGCGACTTTACAGAGAGGGACAATATTATTATTTTTATCATAAACTCCTACAATTATAGCGCCAGGCCAATTGTAAAAGTAGTTCTTTGAAACAGGTTCATATGAACCACCAGTTCTATATTCTGAGAAATATGGGCCAACAACTTTTTCACCAGTTCTAATATTTTCCCAAAGCTGCCAATTAGCAATATCTTTACCGGTATATGAGCGAGTAGCCGGTTCAATTCCAGTAATAAAACAATCAATATCTGATGCAATTTCTTGTTTTACCTTTACAGTATCCCACGAGTGCGGGCCACGCTTCCCTGGAATATAAATACTATTTTTCTTATAGCAAACAGCACCCTCGCCGCCATTTGCGAAAATATCATTTATACTGTCAAAAAAATTATCATCCATTTCATGATATTCTATTCCGAATACGTATGGAGAATTGATGCGCTTTACAACTTCTGGAATGTGTTTAATTCTTTCAGAAAAATGTGTATTAAACATATCAACTCCATCAAGAGCTAATACATCAAAAATACGCCATTGTAACTTTATGTCTTTCTGCTTGTCCAAAGCTTTTTGGTCTAAGCACCTTAGAATGCTACCGCAATCTTTGTCAATACCGCCTGGAAGGTATACTTCTCCTAAAATTACTGTATCGCCTTGCTGAAATGCTTCAACAATATTATTCCAGAAAAAAACTTTGTTTTGAATCTCACCATAAGTTCCAGTCTTTTTAGAGATACCTCTTGTTTGAAGCGCGGCCCCGTCCTTTGTTATTACGGCACGAGACCAATTTCCATCATACTTTTGGCCCCAGAGATATTCTCTGCTAATAATCATCCGTTCTAGGTGTTGGCGCCTTGTTTCGATAGGCATCGCCGCGCTCATAGACCAATATTTCATTGGCTCACTTAAAAAATAATTCATATTATACAATCTCCATAGTAAATTCTTTTACACGCTTTTTCAATTCTTCCAAATCAAAACTATTGTCTACAATATAATCATAATCGTAGTCATCTAATTCACATTCACTAATATGAGAATGTTGTTGTGGAGTGAGGGCAGAATTTAGAAAATATGTGCCGTCTTCATTTAAACGATTTATTCTTACAAGAACACTATCTTTATTGAATTTTTTTACAATTTTAAATTCATTTATAAAACGGCAGTCAGGAATTAGTACATAATCCCAATCATTTTCTAATGCAGAAATTAACTTTGCGACACCCTCAGCCCAATATTCTGGATACTTTTTTCTAACAGTATCCGTTCCCAAATGTTGTAATAGTGTGCGGCCATCAACATCTTTTTCACCATTCCATTTATAATATTGAGCGGCACAATATTTTACATAATCTGCAAAATGAATAACTAAAACTCTAAAATCATTTTTGTCTAAAATGTCATATAAATATTTAGCAAACTGGTCTTTTCCAGAGCCGCTTTTACCGCTGATTAGAATTGTTTTCATCTGCTGTCTCCATTAAAATTAAATTTAAATAAAAATCCATAAAATCTTTTTCTGATTCATTAATACAAGTATCAGAAAATTCTTTTATCATTTGAATAGAAGTTAAAATATCTTTCTAATATAAAGCTTGTTCAATGATAAAGCGCGCATATTTTTTAAAAGTTGGAGAAACATCTGGAAATAGTTCTATCATTTTAATTCACCTTTTTGTATCTTAGATATAATATCAAAAAAAGCTTGAACTTCTTCCTGCGTTTCTAATACAACTTTTCTTCTAATTTTAGGAGCGCCGCGCTCGTCATCATCTGGTAGATTATATATATAATATAATTCTTCTGTTTCTACTTCACGCGGAACATATTTCTCACATAATAGTCTATGAGTTTTAGTGCTATAAATTCTCAATATATTATATATTTCATCTTCATCAGTTGCTATTTCTCTACGATAACTTTTTAGTTCATCAACAAGTGAATTAAATTCATCTCTTGTGACCTAAAATAATTCACATCTTCTCATGCTTGGTATGACCTAATATAATTCACATCTTTTCATTCTTAGTACCTCGCCATGTCTTTTTTAGTCCTTCGGCCGCGGCTTGTGCGAGTTCATCAGCTCTTTCATTCCAATAATTTCCCGTATGCCCTTCTACTTTTTTAAATTCATACCAAAAATTATCAAAATAAGGAACGATTTTCTCCCACAAGTCTCTATTAGCAACTGGCTGATTTTTGGCATTTACCCAGCCATTATCTATCCAATTGATATACCAATCGTCAAGATAGCAGTTAATAGCATAAGCCGAATCGCTATAAATAACTACTTTTTCAGAAGGGCGGCGGGCCGCCTCAGCGAAATGTAGAGCTTCAAGAATTGCTTGAAGTTCCATTCTCTGATTTGTAGTACCATACTCGCTACCCGCCGCCGAATAGACTTCATCGGTGTCACGAGACGCAATAAAGGCCCATCCTCCGAACACCATTGACTGTCCAGACTTTTTACATGAGCCATCTGTGTAAATTTCAAGTTTTGTTACTTTTTCATTACTTCGTCTCTCTACCATCTTTTTTTTCTCCTTTTCTTTATAATAATATTATACACCAAAAAAGAGAAAAAAGCAAGTATTTAATTACTCTTCGTTTTCAGTTTCGTCATTTTTGAGTTCTGGCAGGCCGGCCACGCTAGTAAGTAAGCTTAGTAGACCAGCAAGAACAGAAGCAGAAACAACAACTTTCCAATCTACTTCAGACATTAATGCGGTAGTACCAATTGTAGCTACTGCGGTCTGAGCTACGGTTTTAATTGCGCGGACACCTGCTGCCGCGATCCATCTTCTAAATTTAGTCATGAGATATACCCTCCCTATTTTCTAAAAAATCATTTTTACGAATTCGTTCAGCATAAAGTTCCTAAATATATTCATATTCTGCTTCAAATTCTCCATTACTATCATCTGTTTCTTGAAGCAGTTGAATGTATTTTCTATTTAGTTTGTCAATGTGGCGATATTCGTCTTTTGTATGTTTTCTTCCATTGTGACACGAGTTAGCAAAATCGAGAATTTCCCAACGTATACGATCTTTCTCGTTATTTCTAACCTCAGTTTCGATACAGTTAATTTTCTCAATTACATTATCAATTTTACTGCAAGCATTACCTGTTATTGTTTTTCCAATCCATTGGAACAATGATGTCCAAGGATTTATTTTAATAGGGGTAATTTGAATAAATAATGAAGCAAGCACCAAGACAGTCCAGATATTATTACTCAACCATTGAATTACTTGCTATTGATATTGCTGCATTGGGTTCACCTCCTATTATAGGTAATAAAATTATTTCATATAATTATCTAAACTTCCCATAAAATCAAGAAAAGATTTTAAAAATAAAATTTTTACCTTAATTGCGCCAGCCATACTATTTCCAATTTCACGCCAATCCTTAATCCTATACGGTCTCGATCCATCCGCTCTCTATGATAAATACTAACCTATTATTTGATCTGCGGCAGAAACATCAATTACTGCTCTTGCATTATTTTCTGATGTAATCTATTTATAGCCTTCCTACATTGCATTAGCAATTGATGTTAATAATAAAGACCCAGGAACATAAATATCATTTAATAGATATAAATGAATATTTAATGCTTCTCCATGGTCTAAAACTTGCGTTTGTGCCTACCGAGCTGCATCAAGAGCGATATTCTAAATATCGTCAAACATTAATAATCCAGCAAAAATAGATAGATAATTTTCAACCAAAGGTTTAGAACTTGCTGCGACCGCGCCTTTTGCAAGATTTAATACTATACCATATAGTATTTCCTGACTGGGCAATTCTAATCCGGCAATATTATTTGCTGTATAAAGACTATCTAAAGCATTTAAAATGCCAAGGGTTCGGCCTTCAAATTCATTATGCTTCCCTTCTTCAACAGAAGCATATAATTTAAGAGATTCATGATATATAAATATATCTTCTGGAATTTTATTTTTTTCTAAAATTTTATTTAGCTTCATCGTTGCGGCGCGCATTGCTTCATTAGTCTTTTCATATGCCTTACTTAAATCTGTATATCTGTTTTTTCTTAGACTATTAATTGCTCCGCTCTTTTCTAACTATTGCTATATTCTATCTAATTGAGTCTATGCGCTTTCTTTAATATCCATATTAATTTTGCCAATATCTAAAACGACAACATCTGTACCCGCGCTGCCTCGAATATTTGCGCCGTCTGATCTAAGAGCTTCAAAAAGTTCATAAATTAATCCATGCTAGCCATTCTTTCCAGTTGTCATATTCCATTTAAAGTTTTTTTCAAAGTCATCAACATAACTATCACCATAAATTTTTCTTATTGTTTTATTTAATTGATTACGAGTGTCTCTGGTTTTTGATTGTTTCTATTTTTCAATTAATCTCTAACGTTCATCAAATGCCTTTTTTCCATCCTCAACCTCTTTTAAATTACCAAATCCCATTTTTGAAGATATGGAATCAAGCATTCTTCTACTACGATCAGTATTATTTTTTAATTCATTAAGAAAACTCTATTCATTTTTTTCATATTCTTTCCAGAGCGCATCTACTAATTTTTCGCGTTCTTTTTTATCTCCTATGGTCATTATATTTTTATATTTATCTTGTATAAAAACTTCAAATTCTATCATTATTCCAGCGACAACCGCGGCAGGATTGGCAGTAAGAAATAATTCTGCATTTTCTTGAAATAACTTTGCAAGAGTTTTATTAATATTAGAGATAATAAGTCTAGAAAGACTTCCATCCTGGGTTCGCTGCTATATTCCTAATGCGCCTTTTAATGCGGTATCTATGTCTCCGCCGGTTCTAAACAAAATATTATCTTCTGCAATTTTAGACCAAGAATCTCTGTCACTATCATTTAATTGTTCAATGCGATTTTTGAACTATTCAACAGACGTTCTTAAACTGGTTATTATTAAAATAAGTTTTTTATAAAAATCTTCAAAGTTACTTCCTGCTGTTGGATTATTAGAAAAATTTTCTAAATCATTTAATAAATTTGTTAAGTCATCATGCTTATCATTTTTTAGAATTTCAGCTAAACCGCCTTCTTGCATAGACTTTTTAATATCATCTATATATTGTTTGACGATACGAATTTCTTTATTTCGTTCACTCTACGCAATGTTTTGTAAAAAAGTTATTGCAGATAATATTGTTTCATGTTCTTTTTCTGATTCGTTTTGTGGGATATTGAACAGTCCTGTCGCATAAGAGTTTAATGTAATGCTAGCATCTGTATAAGTAGCCTTTTTTGCATCTGCTACTATTGGACTATCATTTGGCTTTTCTTTATTTAAATCTAAAAAATAACAAAATCTTGCATGTAGATCAAAGACTGGAATAACAGTTCCATAATGTACCCAGTTTGCCATATATTTCTCCTTATAAAAAATAAAGCCCATTACTGGGCTTCTTGTAGCATCTTAATCCTTCGATTAATCTTCCTAATAATATTCAAATTCCATGGCCCGCGCGCAGCAAGCTTATCTCGTCTAATTTCAAGCGCCAAAATTTTCATTTCGTTACTCATTTTTATTACTCCATTTCATCTAATGTTTTTGCAGTATTGATTAAAATTTGTTTTAGCTAAGCAGAAATATTAAAACGCTTTGCATTTTTTTCTATAGATAATAATAAGTTACCATCTTTCTACCGTTCACTAGATGCTTTCCAATCAGCAAACATTTCAACTAAATCAATTAAATTCATATCATCAATCCCATTCTAGAAATGCTCTGGATGATGTCGATAAGTAGCATAGTGATGGTCTAATGCTGGCTTCATCGCAGCTAAATGCTCTTTATATTCTTCAGAATCATATATTAAATCCTTTAAACAATCAGTATGTTCAGCAAAAATTTCTACTTCTGGCGATTCAAGCTTGCTGGCATCATGATTTACGCCGCGTGTAGTAAGCTTATCTGTAAAAAAACGTATGTATTTACGTACTTTTTCGATATGTTTCTATGTCTCCACACGGCATTCGTCAACAGTCATTGGAATCACCTCCTCGTATATAAGTAATGGCATACCAGTATTTTTCTACCAATTACTTTTCCGAAGTAACTCTTTCGTATGTTTTTTCAAAAATGTCTGGTTTGCATGGATAAAATTCGTTATCTACGCCACAAATTATATAGTCTCCAACAGAAGCACACATTTTTCCTTCTAGGGTATAAATATATAGTTCCCCTATATCAGAAAAAAACATATTAGTTTTTACAAACTTTTTTATTTCTTCTTTATTTTTTCCAGTCCATTGAATCGCTTCAATTGTTACTGGCTTCTTTCTATATTTCATTGTTCCTTCAATGCTCCAATAAAACATAGTGCGGCGACTAGTGAATTCAATAGCCAAATTGGTGAATCATATCGCACGGCTCCTCGCAAAGCGCAGAAAACATTCATAAAAGTAAAAATTATACAAAGATTGCGCTGAAAATTATTTTTCATTTTATTGCTCCTTTAACAATGATATGTAATCATTCTGGCTACCCATTCTGGCATAATGTCTGGTGGGTCGCAAACAAGTTTATTGATTTTATCTGTAACTTCTTTATCGTCAACACGCATTAAACGCATATTTCTAGCCCTATTTAAATATCTTTTTCCATCAACAATCATTCCTGGCTGTGGGTCTATATATACTAAGCCCTTTTCTGTATTTTCTATGTTGATTACATGCGCAGGCCCTTTACCCCATGCAAGATATAGAATTGCGCGCGAACCAATGCCCCAACGATTCATAAGGCGTGTGATACCTGATCTTGTTACACTAATCCATTTACCGCCATCAATAACCTTTACCATTTCATGCGGCTAATCAAAAGCTAACTATTGCGGCCCCGCGATAACATCAAAGCCGCGGCGCCGCATTTCATACGCCCAGACACAACACTAACAATTGTTAATATGGGATGGATGTCCATAATATGGATTAGCTCCGCGCGCGGCATCTTCTATGTTAAATTCTTTTTGTTTCATATTTATTCTTCCTTATCACGAATACCATTTTTTCTCAGATTCAAAGACTTCTACACCATCTTCGTAACCAAGTGTTCTGAGCAAGGAACACATCAAATCGTCAGCATATATATGCCATGCTTCCGTATCGTTAACTTTCGCCAGTCTCTTCATTTCGTCACAAAATTCTTTTGGAGACATAGGCATCTCATCGCTCGACTCAAATATCATTGCTAGTTTCATCGTTTCTCACTTCCTTAATAAATTGTAAGCGTTTTGTATTCGTGATCAACTTCAAACTCTAACACATCATGGACCCCCTCAGAGTTGTTCATGTATACCTCTATCGTATATTCAAAGAGATTATTTTCTTCAATAAACTTTACAATATCTTTACCTGTCATCTTTCTGCTCCCTCTCAATCATTGTTATGATCCTGCCATCTGATTTGACGATTTCGTATTTATCGGTCAATTCAACATATGAAACTGAATCATCCAGCGTGGCTTGGATGTGCTCGGTCTTTGGAACATAAATAAACGTTAAAATTATACCGGCTATACAGAGAACGATCACAATACCGCCGATGTATTCATCACCGTTGACAAGCAGAACGATCCCGCCGACGATTCCAGCGGCTAGGAAGTAATTGAAGAACAATAAGATTGCTGTGCTCGATCTTGTCCACTCCATATAGGTGTTAAGAATTGTCACTTCGTCCATGACGTAGCCTCCCTCTGCTCATCGGTCGGTTTTGATGACCAGCAGCGCCATGTGTTCCTTTTATTATAGTCCTCTATCAATAATTTAATAAAATCTTCTTCGCCAAATGTGTAAAATCTCGCCCACTTTTTGCTTGAAACATCTCGCTCAAAGCTTGCATAACATAGAGGCATATCGTAATAATCTACAACAATTGGAGCGTCGGAGTTCACAACTTCATCCAGTGTTAGCACTCTCGGCTCCTGCGCCCTTAACAGCTCTACTGCGCTCCGAATAAAAGAATCATATGCCTCACAGTCCAGAGGATAATGTGAGGCATGTTCTTGTATACAATCATCACATTGTATAGCCAGGCAAGATTCTAAATTATGAATTACGTCAATTCTGTTCATCTTATTAAACCTTTATCCATGATATTTTAACAGGAAGCTATTACTTACTGCTTTAAAAGATTTTGAGCCATCAATAGAACGAAAAACAATTCCTTCACGCGGCTGCCCATCTACCTGAGAGTTGCCTTCTGCGTAGTTGAGGATAGCATCTACATTTTCAAATTGATTAATTTTCATTTTCTTTTCAATAACTGGTACGCAAGGAATATTGTATTGAGAAAGAGTATCAATCATTTCAATGGTGCCAACTCGCCCCTTAGTAGAAAAAATAAGATTGAAGGCCGCAAAATCATGGTCATTCATTGAATACTCACGACGCTGTACACCTTTGCCATAAGTTTCACCTTGAATGGTAATCCACTCTTCTGAAGGATTTTTATCTAACATTTTAGAAAGTACATCAAATATGTTATATTTTTTAGCCATCTCCCAATATACATTGCTATCATAATAACAAGGCTTATCTACGGTATCAAAGCAAACATTACGAGAGCAGACATAAAAAGACTTTTTACCAAACCTACCACGTTTCATAGTAAAGGTAGTAGAAGTACCATCAATCTTTTCGGTAGCGATCCAATCTTCTTTATCATTTAAAATCCAGGGCATATTCTGGACACGTTCTTCATCAGTTTTTTGTACCCAAATAGGCCAGCTATTTTTCTTATCCTTCTTCTTACCAAAGAAGAAAAACATAACCTTGCGGCCCCACTCGCGGCGCATCATCCAGCGCGCCCATGGCTTCTTAAAAAGCTGTGGATGGCGAGCGGTCATTTTCTTATACTTATCTACTGGCGCGGCCTTACGCTGATTATCTTCATCATCTGCATAAGTTACGCCAAGTTTCTTGGTTAGGAAGCGAGATTCATTTTCTACGTTATGGTTATGCCCTTCATTATCTACGATATAAGGAGTATTATATCCTTCAATATGAAGTGCAGGAGCAATGTGCCAACCAAAATCTTCAGCGTGCATAAGTAATCCTTGGCTTAATGTTTTACACATCTTTAAGGTCTTAACCTTATAATTGCGCTTTTCAAGAAACGCAAAACATTCTTTATCAGATGGCACACGAGAGTCAATCTCGAAATAAATTGCAGGGTCGCCAACACTAAACTGTCCCTTCTGAACAATTACTCGCCAGCCACCAACAATGGCATGTTCTACGCGGTCATAGCCAGGAATAGGCTCGATACCATCAATAATTACTACATAAGCGAGCTGCCGGATACCGTCTTTATCAAGCATTTATATCATCCTTTCTTATTATATATTATAATTCAATTTTTTGTTAATAACTCGACTTTCTCAATCTTAGGCATTTCAGCGCCGCAATTAGAGCAAATCTTATCCATTATGTAATGATGCTTATCAACTTGTGTCCAGTGCGCGGGCGCATGACATTTGGGGCAAAATATACCCATTGATATAAATTGCGGCTCAGTAAGAATTTGGGTCATCCCACTTCACCTCTTCCATCTGCTGTTTAGTTGGGCGAGATGACCAACAACGCCATGTTTTCCCATAATATTCATCTTCCACCCAATTTCTATAACCATCAAACGGGATTGCGACAAAGTAAGAAATATGTGATAGTAACATTTCTGGAAGTGCTGGAAATACTACACCGCGCCATATTTCAAGCCATATAGCACCATCTTTAAGCGATTGTAATCCCTTGACCTCATCCAATGTTAATACTCTTGGCTCTTGCTTTTTCAATATATCGAGGATTTTAAATCCATCCTCAACTGTCAAATCTACAAAATACCAATCCTGACCATACGCATTCCGAACCGCTTTTTCAAAATCTGCAATAAGATTTTTTTGGTCACTCATCATTAGTCCTCCTATTCAGCGTAGTCATCTTCATCCTCATCAGTATATTGATTAAACGGACAATCATTACAGGAGCTTACCCACTCGCCGTTTTCGTCAAGGTAATAATCACCATAGCAGGTGCATTCATAGCAATCAATTAGCATCGCTATCATCCTCTTTATTAAATTCTATATTTAGCTAATTCTGTATTTAAGCGGATAATTTCTTCTCTTAGTCTCCAATTTTCTTGACGAAGCAATGTATTTTCCTGATGCAGATCAGAAATTATCTTATTAAGTTCTGATTCGTTACTCTGAGGGCGAGGGTTATCATCTTCATACCATCTTTGACTTTCCATTAAAATCTTCCTTTCTTTGTTGTAAGTATATTATATCAAAATTTTAAAAGAAAATCAAGTTTTTATTGATATGAATATAATCCATGTGAAGTGGTATATTCAATCATTATTTATTGAGCCTTCCCAAATAAAGAACTCAGTGTGAGAGCCAACGTCGATGCGCGTGCGCCCGTCTTCTTGCTGCCAACATCTTGTATAATACCACTTAAAAGGAACAAACTTGGATTCATCAAAATTTTTACCGTACTTATATTTTAAATCATTAAGTTTATGAACATTACAATTACGAATAAAAATTCTGATAGCATCAGCAACTTCTTCCCAAGTTTGGGCATTATTTTTAATAACTCGTTCTTCACCATTAGAGTTTTCAAAATAAAGTCGCTTCCTCATTTTTCTTCTCCTATTTGTTAATAAGGCCACTCCATTTTATGTAGCCTTTCAAATACGGCTTGCTCATCAACATCTTCATTACGAATCTTAATTCGGCTATCTGGCGCGAAGAAATAACGCACTTGGCCTTTTACAGAAATTCTATAACATTTAGAGTATGGAGTTTTCTCCACAATAGTGCCAGGATACCAATTCGTATCTTCATAATCTGGATGGAACTGAAACCAAATTTTATCTCCACTCTTATACATTCTTTACTCCTCACTTTCTAAATATATTATACTATAAAATTTTTATCAAGTCAAATATCTTTTGGAAGAATATAATAGTAATCAATATATTCATAAGCAGTAATATTATATCTGTCACGCAAATATAATAATACTTCTTCATCAGTAATATTATTAAAGACATACCCCTCTAAGAAATCAGGAATCATATTCTTATTAGAATAATCCGTTTGTATTTCATTAATAACTTCTTTTATACTACCATTCTTCTTTAAATATGGAATAAAATCAATAGTATCCAAAAATTCTAGATTTTTCTTTTCATCCTCAATCCAGCCCATTATTATTTCTCCTTGCAATAATACACTATGGTTTGTTTAGTATCCTGATATTCTTTATGGTCTTTTACTTTCATTCTCATAGTAAGGGCAGTATTTACTTCAATATTTTTACTGGCTGTATTCCACACATACACATTTCCATCGTTATCTTCCATAATGTGCATATGAGAGAGGCCATACCGCGATTCTACTTCAATATTTTTCTTTACAATTACTTCACGGACAATCCAATCTCCGATTGTACCTTGATACTCGCTTTTACTAACCTGCTTTTCGCCATACAAAAGTTTATCAATATACTTTTTTACTTCATCATAATCTTTCATATTGAGATTTTCTGGGTCATTTTCATCACGAACTTCATCCCAAGTAAGCTTAATCGGAGTAATTCCATCAGGTAAATTTTCGACTTCTTTATTAGAAGGAACGTACCATCCCAGATGATTAGCATAACGAGCGCGGCACGGATACGTTTCGTGCGCCCATTCATTCAAAATGTGTGTATCGCCCTTAAAGATAGTAATATATCCATTATCGAGGAATCCAAAAGCATTTCTCGCAGCAAACTTAATATGATTTTGTTCTTTCTTTACCGCGGCTCTACGCTCTGCGGCCCTATCCATGGACGCGCGCTGCGAGTCAGTATACCAACGAACTTCCATTCTTTCCTTGCCAGAGCCGCCGCAGCGGTAGCACGTAGAATCTCCCATGGCATTCATAGAATAATGACCTGAGCCGCCGCACCGCTTACAATTTCCAATGACAATAACATACTTCTTACCATCACGGTCATAAGGCTCGCCGGAGATTTGATAATTTTCATAACTCTTTGCTACTGCCATTTTTCTTACTTCCTTTCCTCATCTTGTAAATATATTATATCAAAAAATTTAAAAAAAATCAAGTGATTAACGAAAAGTTAATCACTTGATTACTAAATTAAAATATTTATTAAATAAAACTTCTTGAAAATTATCTATTAGCGCAGCACCATTTTTTTCATTGATATGATGCTTTTCTGTTATCGAAAAATTTTGCTGTATTTCTAAAAGTTCATCAATAATATCGCACAGATTTTTAATAAAGAATGATGAATTTTCTTTTTCATTTTTCATAGCGCGAGCGATTTGTAATTCATCTTCTTTAAAAAGGAAGTAGTCTTTTGGATTACACTCTTCGTCTAAATAGTTCAAAATAAAATTTTTTAGTCTTAGAACATTAGCAACTTTTTTCCCATCACTAATATTATTCCCTCGCAAATAATATCCTCGCGCAGCACCTACTGTCGCCGCGATAGCATTTTTATAATTGGCATGAGTCAATAAAAATAGTATTGCTTGATTCTCTAAGTAATATTTTAAGATATTTTCATATAATGGATTATAATATTTATATTTAGTAATAAACCATTCTACACTATTTGGCGATGGCTTTCTAAGTAAATCAAAAGCAAGGCGTATATCTTTTACAACACATTTTCCATCTGATACATTGAACTCTGAGCTAACAGGCTTTTTATTGAAAACAATATCATATGAAGTAGGGAATACAAAAGTGACAGTATCAATATCACTATTTTCTGTGTCTAATTGATAATTTTGTGAGCCAATTAACACAGTCATGATTTGAGATGCTTTAATTTTTTCAGTAACATATTTAGAATGTTGTTTTACTTTTTCTATAATCATTGCATCTTCCATTTTATTCCCTCCTTCTAAATAGATTATATATTTTTAGAATAATTAGACAAATAATAATCTTCATTATTCAACTTCAATTTGTAACGATTCCATTATTGCTCTTCTGTCATAATATTAATTTATCCCCTTCTACTTGCGGCAAATCCTTATATCTTTCGTATATTTCTTCTTTTGTAAACATACGAGAATATGCACGCCCATCATTTAACCTTTCAGTCATAGGGAATCTATCATAATCATCATTATATGCCATTTTCCCGCAAATAATACATCTACGCCTTATATAATATTCTTCAAAAGAACCAACATAGTGATACAAAATATATTCATATTCATGTTTATGCTTACTTTTTTTAGATGATTTACTAATATTTGAAGGTTTAATTTTACGATACGGTATAGTTTCATCTAAATTAGTTTCACGCATAATTATTCAACCTCAATCTGCAAAGACTCCATTACTGTACAAGCATCATAATGTCGTGAAGCAGAAGTGCCGCAGCAAGCATCGGCGCGCACTCGTACTGTTGCTTCTGGGAAATAAGTTTTTAATAGAACCGCATTAGCGATTACACAAATATCTGTACAATATCCGACAAGCGTAATATCCAACTTATCGCGTGGAATTAAATAGTCTTGCAACTTCTTTGGCAAGTCTAATGAGCCAAAGGTAGATTTCACTAAATAATGCACGTGCGCGCGAGAATTCCGCAGAGCGGCCTTAATCTTCTGATTAAGTTCCCAACCCTGAGTACAAGTTAGACAATGATACGTAGGCAAGTGCCTGCCCTCATTTGTATCTAAATATGAATTATCATGAGTATCCATAGTTACAAAAATTCTTGTTTCTTCATCATTGAAATCATCAATAGCCTTTACTACTTCTTCAACAGTCTCTTGCGCGCGTGCAGACCCAAGAGAACCACTAATAAAATCATTTTGCGCGTCAACAACTACCAGTACCTTCATATATATATCCCTCTCCTTTTCTTTGATAATTTATTATATCAAATTTTTTATAAAAAATCAATTCTTTACTTTATCCCAAGCTTTAATATTTTTTGCTTCTTGAAGTATATTAGGGTTATAAAATGGAAGAGTATGTTGATTTATTAGATATATTACATTTTCTTGCGAAGTGGAAAAAGAATACATAGTTGTAGATTGCGGCTTAGTGGCAATAGTAAGCGATAACATTGCTAATAAGTCTTGCGGCGTCTCTAATTTAATAGTATCAATTTTCTTCCACATGGTTTTCCATCCTATAAATTTTCAATTCTAATTCGTTAATTTTTTTCTCTAACTCTTTTATTATAGCTTCATATTCATCCATTTTTTCTGTGGCCTAAGTATCGTCATACATACGGCCGTGATACCAAAAAGTTCCCATAGTCCCTCCTATAAAAATAGGGTTGATATAATCAACCCATTATGCGTGAATACACGCATATCGTTCATTAGTAATTGCTTCTAACATCAAATCATATCCAGTCTTACCTGTTAGTATTGAAGTAAAAATAGAAGGACTAAAACCAGAAACATAAGTAACTGGCCCATCATCAAGCATTGGAATGTTGTTGTGCCGCGCATCTACATTCCAGTAGATTAGATGCGGCATTGTATAACCATAACGATTAAATTCCTTTTTGATAGATTCCATCACAGTGAGTTTTACGCCATCATACCATGTAGTACCTTCATCAAATTCCATATCGCTAATGACGATAATGTTTTTCGGCAAGTCTCTATTAAGTAGTTTATTTTTTACAGCGGTTTTTAGAATTAAATCAAATGCGGCTTCGATATTTGTATTCTGACAGAGATTGGTACGAACAATACGAATAACTTTATCACAAAAATCAACACCAGATGTTTCAATTAATTGCGGTTTAGAACTAAAACTAATATAATGATTATGCCAAGGGCCAAGATTCCGTTCTGCACAGTATAGGCCAATAGAGGTTGCTACATTAATAGGAGTACCACGCATAGACCCAGAAGTATCTATCATACAAAGAGCATCCAAAGTCGCGCCATTGAAATAATCTGTTAAATTATCCCAATATTTGTTAATCATAAGCCTGTCTACGTTGTCTATGGCTATATTATTATTCCGTCCCCAAAAGTCTTCGGACATTAGCTTAATTGCCTTTTCAACTACCTCATAAGGATAAAGCGTTCCCGCATTTACCTTAGTAGTTTTGTCCTTAGCAAACTTCTCATATTTCGCCTTGATGATGTCACGACGAGCGAAAGCGTTCTTGTAGATAAGACCAGCCTTGGAAGGAATCTTATCAAACTCAATTTCGTCCCAACGATTAGCAGACATAAGACGTTCTACAACATTGATGCGCGCCCGCAGCATAGATAATGTTGTTCTATATTCTTTATGAGACATCCCCAAATAACTACGAGTTATATCGCCAAGACGCCTCGTCTCTTTACTAGAAGCATTTTCACTTTTGAGCCATTTTGCTAATAGAGAAGGTGTTTTACAATCAATATCGAGTTTTAATTGCTCATAAATTAAATTCATTGCTTCATATTCCAATGGAGTACCAACAAAAGCGTATAAATCATCCCAGCGACCAAACTCTGGAATATATTTCATATTTTTACGAATACTATTTAACATAGGGCTGGTGCTTAGCCACTTAATACACTCACGGAAGAAACGACGTTCGCCCTGGCCGCATCCGCGCACATCACGGATATAGAAAAGCATCTTCATAGCCAGCTCTGCATTTTCGATATATGCGTTCTTAAATAGAAGAATAATATCTTCAATAGAACGTTTCCGCATCGCGGCGCCCATAGCAAACATATCCATTAGCGCACTATTTGTTGTTTTGTGCGTGAGAGCGCCATTTTCTGTATGGGTATAATTAGTTTCATTCTTTAAAGTATTTAATAAGTTATTCATTTTTTTCTCCTAATCGTTGTCACGATTGTGTTCCTTTGTATTCTTTTCTGCTATTTAATGCGTAGCCATCCCTCGACCCTACGCTGTTTCGCCACCCCAACCATCCGCTAAGAGCGGAGACGAAAGTCCCATATAGTTGACTTAAATATCCGTTCAATTTAAGTTGCTTTGATGTTCTTCCAATATGCGCTTATGGACTTCATTCACCTGACGAACTATATCATCATGCATATACCCATTAGATTTCCATATCGCTTGCAGGAGCTCCTCAATCGCATAATCCGTTTTTCCGTCGAGAATAAACCGGATTGCATTATTTACCAAATCACAACACGGGTATCTTCCGAACACAGCATTTCGTTTCTTGGTAAGCATTTTTTATACTCCTATATTAAGTGTCATTTTAACTTCTTTTAACGGGCAATGCTCTGGCCTTTTGTCTCCATCTTCTACCGGTTTTTCCATTGGATGTCTTGAACATGCGGTGTGTGCATTGTCTACTCGAAAATGGAAAGGGCATTGCCAACATCGTGCTGGCATACTCATGTCTTGTATAATTACTGCCATAATATACCTCACGTTTAACAATTCTTGAATTTATTTATGATTACGCACCTTTTATAAACAGGGGAATTACTTCACTATAT